TTGCGAAGGGAGACGAAGCGGCATGACCATCACCGCCAAGCAGCGCCGCTTCGTTGAGGAATACCTCGTTGATCTGAACGCCACGCAGGCGGCCATTCGAGCAGGCTACAGCGCGAGGACGGCCGAGCAGCAGGGATATCAGCTCCTTCAGCATCCTTCAGTTGCCGAGGCCGTCCGCGCGGCGCAGGCCGAGCGTTCGGGGCGCGTTGCCGTCGATGCTGACATGGTGGTTGCCGGCCTTCTCACGGAGGCCCGCCGCGATGGTGAGGGCTCCTCTCATGCGGCTCGCGTATCCGCTTGGACAACGCTCGCCAAGCATCTCGGGATGCTCAAAGAGCGGCTGGAGCATTCCAGTCCTGGAGGCGGTCCCGTCGAAACCCGCGAACACAGCGATGTCGACGTCGCGAAAGCTATCGCGATGATCCTGCACAGGGCGATGCTCGCGCGGCAGAAACAAGAAGGCCAAGAGCATGGCAAAGCCTGAGGTTATAGCCGAGAAGCGGGTGACGCTTTCCCGTAAGAACGGGGCGACTACGGGACCGGGCAACCCGCCTGTCGAGCATCGCTTCCAGCGTGGCAATCCCGGCCGTCCGAAGGGCTCCCGCAACAAGCTGAGCGAAGCGTTCGTCCTGGCGCTCCACGATGACTTCGCGGCGCACGGCCAGCAGGTCATCGAGATGGTTCGGAAGGAGAAGCCGGACGCGTACCTTCGCGTGGTTGCCTCGCTCGTCCCGCGTGACCTGAACCTCTCTTTCGATCCGCTGGCGGAGTTGAGCGACGCCGATCTGGTCGAGCGCATCCGGATCCTCGATGCCGAGATCCGGCCGCTTCTCGCGCGGACTTTCGACGAAGAAGCCGACACCGATACGGCGTTGCACTGATGGCGACCATCCCGCGCCATGTCTTCCGCGAAGCGGCCAAGCGGCGAGATGCCCAAGCTGCTGCGGATGCAGAAACCAGCCAGCGACAGACGGACGCGTACGACCGCTGGTCTGCCGCAGCCTCACCCGCCGATCTGATCGAAATGGAAATGGGAGCAATCCAGCTTCAAACCCACCTCGCGCAGCAAGCGCGGCTGTCAGACGCCCGCCAACAGCGCAAGAGACGCTAGGAAAAGGACCTCCACGATGAAGAACGAAAGCGGCACGGCCGACATCCTGAAGAAGGCACGTGAGGGGAAAACCTCCGACGACTTCAACACCGTCATCGCTACGCTGGAGCAGATGATCGGTGAGCTGCGCAACCGACGGCAGTCTATCGAGGCAGAGCGCGAGGCGGCGGTCTTCGGCGACGGTAACCTTGCCACGGTTCGCCGCGCATCGGCAGAGGTCGATCAAGACATTGAAACGCTGCAAGCGGCTCTTTCCGGTGCGAGGCGTCGACGAGATGAGTCGGTGAAGGTCGAGCAGGCGGCCAAACTGGAACAGGCCGGGGTAGCGGTGAAGGCGATGGCCGACGAATACCGAGAGGCGATCCGGTTATTCCACAACGCCCTTTCCGAAGCCCGCGAAGCGAATGCCCGGATGGAGAAGCTTCGGCTTGAACTCGACAACAAGAACGACATCCTTACGGCGCAAGGGCGCCGAGACTTGTGCATCATGTCCTTCTCAGTGCAGGGGCCATTCCTTGCGGATGTGCCGCGTCTTCCGGTGTCAGGCCTAAGCCGGACACGCGCGGGCTTCGACAATGACGCCACCCTTCGAACGCTCTTCCACTCGATCCGCCCGCGCAATGGCTCCGTTGCAAACGGGTTCGTGCCGTACAAGCCGCTGCGGCATAGAGGAAGACTTCATGCCCATCATAAACTACGGCGACGAATACGACAGCATCGGCAACGCGGCCGCGATCGACCTGATGCCGCCGCCGGGCACCGAGAACGCGGTCGGTGATCCGTCGCTGCTGTCAACGATGGGCGCCGCGTTCCGGCAGGACAATATCGTCGCCTCGACGCTGGCGAACGAGACTATGGGGCTCAACCGCCTGGAGCGGGAAGAGGGCTTCAATCCTCTCGATGAGATTTCTGGCACTCCCTACGAGCCGCGCGCGATGGATGCGGCCGGCATCTTCAATCGCCCGTATTTCGAAGCATGGAAACGGCAGGTCGATCGGGAGACCGAAGACCGCAAAACCCTTGATGGAGCCGGATGGCTCGGAACAGGTGCGTCGGCCGTCGCGGCCATCCTCGACTTGCCGACCTTGCTGCCAGGCGGTGCTGCCGTCCGTGGTGCCACCGGCGGTCTGTCTATTGCGCGCACAGCGGCCATGACAGCGCTCGCGGGCGGCATAGGCGCGACGGCGGCAGAGGCCGGACTCCAAGCGACCCAGCAGACCCGCACGGCGACAGAGAGCGCCATCGGCATTGGCAGCGGCATTGTCTTCGGTGGCCTCCTTGGCGCAGGAGTCGGTACATTGATGTCGCGTGCGGAACAGCGCGCAGCGGTGGCCGCCATCCAGCGCACGCGCGACGCGACACGTTCCGACGTATCCCTGACCCCTCTCGCCGACGAGATGGAACAGCTCGCCCGATCCGGCGTGCCTGCCTCTGCGGGTGCTGCGGCGCGGCCGGTGGATTCGATCGAGGGACTATCGATCGCCGGCAGAACGGCCAGCGCCTACGGCTCGGCAATCTCGGAACTCAATCCGATCCTGCGGGCCATGCACTCGCCGTCACGGGTCCATCGGGAAATCATGACCGGGATGATGGAAAACTCCGTCTACCTGAAGAAGAACCTGGCGGGCGAAGGCGAAGCCGCAGTCGAAACCCTCCAGAAGTATTGGGACCGCGGCGCGATGACGACCGCGACCGAACGCTATCGCGGCGTGTACCAGTCGGCGGTGAAGGCTGGCGTGAACATGGCGCCGGACGAGTTTGCTCGGGCTGTCGGGCGGGCTATGCGCCGCGGCGATGTCGGCGAGAACGATTTTGTATCGCAGGCAGCGAGGGCATGGCGCGAGGAGGTTGTCGAGCCTCTGAAAAAGGAAGCCATCGCGACGGGCCAATTGGACAAGGATGTCGATACGACGACGGCGGGGAGCTACTTCCACAGGGTCTACCGGACGGACAAGATCAAGGCGCAGGAGAACGAATTCAAAGGCGCGATACGCCCCTACCTGGAGCGGTCGGTGGACAAGGGTATCCAGACCGACGTTCGCAAGGCGGACCAGAAGGCAGAGAACCTGCGCCGCGAGATCGAATCCTACGAGATGGGCCTGCTTCGGCGCGAGGAGAAGTTCCGCAGGCGCGAGGAAGGCGGCGAGATCGACATCGCAGACGGCGCGACCGAGGGCGACGTCATCTCGATGATCCGGCAATTGCGCTCCGGCGCGCGTCCGGAAGAACCACAGCGGCTGACATCCTTCCTGCGACGATATGGCCTCTACGATCCGACCGGCGATCTAGCCTCGATTGGTCTCGGCCCTCGATCGGCACCTGGCTTCGTTCGCAGTCGACGCGCGCGTGCCGGCGAGAAGGGTGGCGGTCTCGGTCTCGATGATGCGGCGCGCCTAGCGTGGGAGGAAGGCTTCTTTCCCAATTGGCCGGAGCGTCCGACAATCCGCGAATTCCTCGACGCACTGGACGAGGACTTCAACGGCATCCGGCGTGTGGTGCGCGAAGACGATATGGAGCGCGCTGTCGCCCTCGATCGCCTGAGTTCGGTCGAGGCTGCTCTCGGCCGCATGGGCGTCGATATCAGGGACCCGCTCTTCGATACGTCTGAGGCGATGAAGGACTTCGCCGGCAAGGTGAACAAGGCGCTCGACGACCTCGACCGGAACAAGCTGGCGGCTCTGAAGGCGAAGCTGTCGCAGATCGAGAACGAGAAGCTGAGGCTGAAGGACCCGTTCCTCTCGGACGAGGACCGGCAGGCGTATATCGATCAGATCCTCCAAGACATCATTCAGAAGCTGACCGGCGTGAGCACGGAGGACATCCCGCTCGGCATGGTGTCGGTGAAGCAGGGACCGCTGAAGGAGCGCACGCTAAAGTTGCCGGACGAGGCACTGGAGCCTTGGCTCGAAGACGACGTCGAAATGGTGATGCGTCGCTACACCCGGAAGATGAGCGCCGACGTCGAGATGGCCCGCAAGTACGGGCGCGCCGACATGAAGGACCAGGTGCAGGAGGTCATCAACGACTATACGGACATGAAGGCAGGCGTCACCGACGAGAAGACGCTCAAGACGCTGAACGACCGCATGAAGAAGGACCTTGGCGACCTGGAGGCTGTCCGCGACCTCCTGCGCGGCAACTATGCCCCCGAGCAGAACTCCTCGAACTATGCGCGCATCCTGCGCGGGGCGATGACCTTCAACTATATGCGCTCCCTTGGCGGCGTCGCGCTCGCCTCGCTGACCGAGACGGTGCGTCCGGGAATGGTGCATGGCTTCAAGGCGTACTTCGCCGATGGCATGGTGCCGCTCATCCGAAACCTGAAGGCGGTGAAGCTCTCGGCCGCGGAGGCGAAGAAGGCCGGGGCCATCTCAGAGCGGGTTCTGCAGTCCCGCCTCGCCACCATGGCGGAGTTAACGGACCCTTATTCATCGAACTCGCCATTCGAGCGCTTCCTTTCGAATGCTGCGAACAAGTTCTCCACCTGGACCCTGCTCAATCACCTGACGGATTTCCAGAAGACGATTTCCGCGGTGCTGACGCAGGATCGCATTCTCCAGAACGCCGACATGGGAATGGGTGCCCTCAAGCCACGCGAGCGCGCCTACATGGGCTACCTCGGTCTCAATGACGATCTGGCGCGTCGGGTCGCTTCTGAGTTCAAGGGGCATGGGGAGACGCTGGACGGGGTGCGGGTCGCCAATACCGAGCGCTGGACGGATGAGGTAGCCCGACGCGCCTACTATGCGGCCATCAAC